CTGTGAGAAAACAGCGTTCACTTCAGATGTTGCGCCATTCTCAGCAACGAAACCGGCTGAAACGCCAGTTGCAAGCTTTGGAATAGCAACGTCACCTTTAAGGCCAGTCATAAAGCGTGCGCCAAGCTCATTGAACACCAAGCGCGAACGCAGGGCATCAACAAACTGATCACCAAGATGATCTGTGCCGACCAAGTGACCACCGGCTGTAGCTGTGCCAACAGTCAGGTCACGCTTGCCGCCCCAGAAGCTGTCTGGTGCGTAGAAACCGCGTGCTTCGCGGCCATTGTTCTTTGCAATCTGCTCAGAAACTTCACGCTCAAGACCCTGCAAGCCAGAACCGTTCACCAAGCCGCGAACAGCTTTGATGAATGAATATGACCGCTGCTCTTTTTCTGACATATCAACCGCACCGGCTGACTGCTCTAATGGCTTGCCTTCGCCAATGGCGTCAAGCAATGTTGCGCGAAACTGTGCAACAGACTGACCAGCACCAATAGCTTGATCGGCTAGGTCACGGCGGTTGTGTTTCACAGCAAGATTGATGATCTCGCTGGCATTCTTTTGGAAATCGCGCTTGGCTGCTTCAGCGGCTGCTTCACGGATTTCATCGTGATTTACTTCAGACATAATAACTTTTTCCTCTGTCTTGATAGTAGGTTCGATAAATTCAGCATTGCGATTAACGCCCACACCGGCATCGGCTGGCACGCTCACAATACTAGCTTCGTATGGCAACCAAGAAGAAATACCAACTGTCCCATCGGCTCTCTTGTCTTCCATTTGGCGGATTTGATAACCGATGCTGACATTGCTTCGTATCCCATCCTTGACGTCTTGATAAACTTCTTGAGCCAGTGCGCTTTTTCCAAAGCGAACCACTGACCGCAACTTGCGATCAGCTTGATCCAAATAAGTTCTTTCAATGACGCCAATCTGTTTTGTCAAATCGTGGTCTAGCAATAGCGGTGCGTGACCGCTGCCTAACCTTGACAAATCTACTGCGCCATCGCTGTGACGCAAAACCTCTAAACCGAAAGAACGTTCAACGGGTTCTTCGCTTGAAATCGACATTCTGACGCGGCGGTCATCTTCTTCGACCATATCCGCAGCACGCGAACGAAACACCAGTTCACCGCGATCAAGCCGGTCATCATCTTTATATCCAGCGGTTTCAACAACCGGCGGTGTCGCATCTGACTTGCCAAACGTGATTGTCACGCTATCTTCAGTCTCGACAATATCTTGAATGTGTCTGTCCATCTGGGCATTATCACCCATATCAACTTTATTTTCAATCGGTTCAATTTCAGACATTTCAATGCCCCTTTCGCCTTCATCTATTCGGTCAAGCGCAGCATCTTTTGCCCTTGCCCACGTTTGACCGGCATCACCGCCCCACGCTGCCCAAGCAACGCGGCCTTTTGACGGATAGCCTTCTTCACCGGCACTAAAACCTTCAGCTTGCTTGTCAACTTCGTGACGGCTGAAAAAGCTGTGCATCCGGCGCACTATGTCGGCAGACAATTCTTGCCGATTAGCAAGCTGGGTCGCACGCGCAACCGCAACGGCTGTGCCACCTTGCTCACCTTCTTCGCGCCACTTTTTGAATTTACGCGCTTCGGCGGCCATTCCTTCGGTCGGCCTTAGGCTGATTTCCACGCCTTTATAGGTCGCCATCTTCTTGCCCCGCATCTATTGATGGTTGCGCCGGTAACTTAGTGCCGAACGGCTGGAAAGCGGTGTCGATGCCATAGCGATCAGCCAGTTCGCTTTCGCGGTTAATCTGTTCAAAGATTTCTTCAGTGTCACGGCCATATTGGCTGTGAACGTCTTGCAAGCTGACGATGCCGTTATTCAGTGCGGTGACGCTGGCGTTAATCTCTTTAGCCGGATCAACCCAAGCAAAGCCGCGTGGCCGGTATATCACTTGATCAGCGAACAAGTCATATTTGCCCATTGGCAAACTAACGCGGCCAACAGTTATCGCCATTTCCAGCCAAGCCCGATAGATCGGGTCAATAAACTGGTCAATCATAAATTGCTGCACCATCTTGAAGTGATCGCGATCTTCGATAGTGCCTTGCCGGATTGATGAATAGCTAACGCCTTCAAGATTGTTGGCAAGCGATACATATGAAACGCCAAGACCGGACGCGATCCCGCGCAATATGCCCTTTTCAAATTCTGCAAAGCTGTCAGTCGGGTTTTGCGGGTCAAAGGCTTGGAAAGACATTCCGGCAGGAAGCTGACTAAAAGTTGCCGGTTCCGCGCTTAAAATCGGTGCTGCGCCATCATAATCATCGCCAACAAAGCCATCGCCTTCCGGTGATACAAAGAAACCCATCTTTGACGCAGCAACCCGCGCATTGACCAAAGTGGCTTCTTCGTAACCGTCTAGCATCTTCAAGCGGGTCAGCACGTTACTCATCCAAGGCACGCCACGGGTCTGCCCAGCGCGATCCTGCAAATAGCAATGGATGATTTCACTAGCTGGCACGATCTTATGATGCCGCTTTGTCTTGCTGCCATAACCTTGATCGTGATGTGGGTGATCTTCAAAAAGATAATAATTCAACGGCTTGCCGGTGCGCCGATCCAGTTCAACGCCCATCCGCACTTCGTTGCCATTGTTTAGGCGTGCGTCATATCCCTCATCAAGATAGTCGGCTTCAAGAAACTTCAGCGAAAAGCCGAACGGGTTTCCGGCTGGGTTCTTAATCTTTTGAATTAGCACTTCGCCATCGCGTGCCAGCGTTTCCATAAACAACCGCTGCGCTTGCACCCACGACACGCGGCCATCAACAGTGCAGAAACCAGCACGACCCCACGCTTGCCACGCTTGTTCGATGATCCGATTGCCCACGCTGTCCAGCGAATTGTCGTCATTGCGTTTGCGAACCTGTATCCGCACGCCATTCGCGCCAACCACGTTTGTTGACATTATCTGCAAATAGCGTTTGGCATATGGGTGATTACGGCTGATTTCGCGGCAACGATCCCGCAAAACGCGCAGTGATGGCTTTATTTCGCTGTCTGCCGAACGGCTGCTTGATACAAAGTCACTGAACAATCTGCCAGTGTCAGCCCCGTGAAACGCCCTTGCCATCTTTTTTGGCTGGGGCTTGCCTTTGAAAAAGTCAAAGATGCCCATTGTTAAAACCTCACCAAGATGGTTGCGCCGGTTGTCTCACCAGCTAAAGCACGCTCTTTTTGCCGTTCTTTGGCATATTCTTGCCGGTAAAAGTTCCGCGCGTCAATTAAGTCAGTAAATGACATTTTGGTCAATGACCGCCCGTTGATCGAATAACTGGCAACATCTGCGTCAGCTTTACCCTGCAAGACGCTTTCAATCTTGCTAATCATTATTTCTGCGTGGGTGCGTGGATCAGCCCCGTTTACGTCCAAATCTTCAACCGCTGTAAATGTGCCGGTTTCGATAACAACGCGGTCGCCAGTTGAGGTCTTTGTTACCTCTAGCTGCCAGTGATAGAAGCCAGCGACATAGGTTGCGCTGGTTACGCTATCAACTTCAAAAACATATGTGCCGTTTGTTTCGGTTGCTGCAACTTTGATTTCAGTGCTGCCGCCGCCAGTGATGCGGGCGACATATTCCATCGAATAATCGGCCAGCGGATAATCGCTGACAAGATCGGTGCGCTTCCAAAGCAGATAATCGCCAATGACGATCTTTTCCGGCTGTTCCCCGTCAGGGGCTTGGTCTATATCAAATCTGTTTGCCATTATTTACCGCCAGCTATTAACAAAGCCGCCTTGCCGTGGTCGGCGGGCAAGTGGATTAGGCTGTTGCGGCTGCGGTTGTGTTTCTGGTTCCGGCGCATTGACCACCCTATCGGCAACAGCGTTAATATTCAGCGACAAGATACACAAGGCCGCATATGCGTAAACCCTGCAATCAAGTGCTTCATTCCTTGTGCGTGTCTTGACAAAATCCCTGCGCGGAAAGCCTTTTTGGTATTTAGTGACAATTTTCTCACTGTTAGCAAGTTGCTGATAATACTCATCTGACCGTCCGGCTGGGAAGTGGCAAAACCCTGCACCCTCCGATTGTATCCTAAGTCTGGAAAAAATCAATTCCTTGATCGGGAAAGTGCCGACAGTAAACAATTTAATCTTTCCAATGTTGTTTTTGCTAGGTCTGCCAACAAGCGGACGCTGTTCTCCGCCCATACCCTTAATGGCAAATATGCGCCGCCCTTCGCGTGGCCGGACAAAGTTATAGACCGCTTGCGTATAATGACCGCCACTATCTATGCACGCAGCCCTAATACCTAGCTGGCGACCGCTTTCTGTTGTAAAGCTGGCTTTTAGGATATTATCCAGATCGTTCCACAAATGCGGCGTAGATGGATCGCCATAGAGCGTTTTATAGGATATTGACCAGCTCTCTTCATCGCGTCCGAAACCGACCAACTCGCATTCGAGCCGATCATCTTGCACGTCAATTCCGGCTGTTATAACAACTATATCATCCGGCAGGGCATCGCCCCAATCTTCCTCACGATCTTCAAACCGGATGTCATTTATGGTAATTCCTTCGTCCTCCCACGTTTCTGCAAGAAAAGTGTTTACAAATACGCGCAAGGTTTCCGGCGACTTTTTGGCAACTAGGAAATCACGCGCGGCATCCGCAAGCGGTGTCCAAGGGCTATATAACCCGCTTAAATGGAAACCGGCTATTTTGTGGTCTGGATTTTGCGCAACCCACTCACCAGCCCTGACAGCGCGGTAACGATCCGCGTCATCCCATACGCTGCCGCAGCCTTCGCATATATAGTTGGCGGTTTCGGGCTTATCCTTTTCCCATTGCACTTGTGACCATTTTAGCACTTGCTTATGACCGCAGTCGTGACACGGCACAAAATATTGCCGCTGATCGCTTTCTTCATAGGCTGCTTCAATTCTGGACGCGCCTTTGTTGGTTGGCGTGCTGACCATTACGATTTTGCGGTTGTATGTAAAGGTTGACGTTCTTTTTCGGCCTAGATCAATCGGATCGCCCTCTGTACCGGCTGAATGCGGAAACCTGTCCACCTCATCAAAGAAAACGCACCGAACCGGCCTAGATGCCAAGCCAGCCGGTGAATTAGCCCCAACCATAGCAATATAGCCACCAACAAACGATTTTTGCAGCAAAGTGTTACCGCTATCGCGGCTGCGCGGGTCTTTTACCGCGTTCTTTAGGGCTGGCGTATCCCGCAGCATAGGTGCAAGCCGGTCGTTACTCCACATCTTGCTCATATCCAAAGTTGGCTGCACAACAAGAATAGGTGACGGGTCTTGCGATATATAATAGCCGATAGCGTTATTTATAATTTCAGTCTTGCCGATCTGTGCGCCGGTCATAAAAACAATGGTTTCGGTCGCCGGATCGGAAATAGCACGCATCATCCCGCGCTGATACGGTGCGCGGTCGGTTGACCATTTACCGGCCTCTGCGCTGCTTTCACGTGAAAGCACGCGATACTGGTCTGCCCATTGGTCAATGGCTAGATCAGGCGGCGGGGCTAGGCTGTTGAGGGTTTTCTGCGCTATCTTCGCCAGACTCTGTTCCCCGTAAAGGTTGAGACACTCTGACTTCGACTTCGCTGATTTCTTTGAGGGCATCGTAAATGTTATCTTTCAAAATGCTTTTAACTTCAATCAGTTTTTCAGCGGCATAAACTTCGGGTGCCACCCGCTGCGGAAAGGCTAACAGCTTTTGCCGCATATTCTGGCTAACATCTATCCAAGCGCGTTCCACATCACCCGCCGGTATAAGTTGCTCCCTGATCTGCTCTTTTTCCATTTCGGCCAGATCAGCGCGTGCTTTGGTCAATCTGGTGCGGTGCGCGTTATAATCATCGCCGCTGGTGTCGGCTTTGATGGATCGCTCTTTAAGATAGCGGATATAGCCTTGAATGGCTGGCACTAATTCATATTGGCCACGCTCCGCTTTCGGTATTACACCCTCTGCGGATAGCTGTTGCACGCGGCGCGGTGTTAAATCTAACAGCTTGCTAATAAAATCAAGTGGAAACGTGGTCGGTGCCATTGTTCATCTCATTAAATGTTTTGCCGGTTTTTTCGTGAATAGCTATTAAGCCGGTGAAATCTTGCCAGCGTTTAACAATCACATCGACATATTTAGGATCAAACTCCATCAATCTAGCTTGTCTGCCAGATTTTTCACAAGCAATTAAAGTTGAGCCGCTGCCGCCGAAGCTGTCCAAGACAACATCAGCCCCGCGTGTGTTGTTTGTTATTTGATATTCCATCAAATTAACAGGCTTCATAGTTGGATGCTCAACATTTCTTGTTGGTCTATCAAATTTCAAAATGGTTGTTTGCTTTCTATCGGTTGCCCAAAAATGCCCAGCACCAGATTTCCACCCATATAAACAAGGCTCGTGTTGCCAGTGATAATCTTGCCGCCCCATAACCATACTGTTCTTTGCCCAAATTAAACACTGTCTTACTTGCCAACCGATATCTGCCGCAGCACCTCTGAAATTGTATCCTTCCAAATCTGCGTGCCAAATATAAAAAACCGCACCTTCTTTCATATTAGCGTCCGCAGCCGAATATGCGTCTCGCAAAAACTGCCGAAAAGAATTGTCGTCCATTTTATCGTTTTCTATTTTCAAAGCATCTTTTGTGCGGCCAGTATAGTCTACGTTATAAGGTGGATCAGTTAACCACATATCAGCAAGATGACCGTCCATCAATTCATCAACCGCATCGATGCTGGTACTATCCCCGCACATAACCCTATGCCGACCAAGCTGCCAAATATCGCCAAGAACTGTAACTGGCGTTTCCGGCTCCGGCGGAACTTGATCCTCGTCAACCAGCCCCTCTGTTACCGCTTCGGCCATTAACGCAGCAAGTTCGTCATCGTCAAAGCCAGTTAGCCCAAGGTCGTAGTTTTCCAGATCAAGGTCGGCTAATTCCAAGGCCAGCAAGTCGTCATCCCATTTCGCCTCTTGGCTGACGCGGTTGTAAGCTATGCGGTATGCTTTGATCTGGTTTGCCGTTAGGTCGGTTGCAATATGAATCGGCACTTGATCCAGCTTTAGCTTGCGTGCAGCGGCCAGACGCGTATGTCCAGCAATTACAACCATTTCAGCGTCAACCACTATTGGCTGCCGCCATCCAAATTCTTTTAATGAACCGGCAACTTTATCCACCGCCGCGTCATTTTTTCGTGGGTTCTTCGCATATGGAATAACCTCATCGATCCCAACCGTTTGAATTTCCATTGTAAAACGAAATGCTCCTTTTTAGTCTGTCGCTAGGTTTGTTTCGGGGTGTTGCGTTACC